GATGCCTTGGCGTCTGCCCTCGATGCCGGGAGACCACCAGAGCAGGCTAAGGAAACCGCACTGACCCGGACCTCTGGCAGCATCTCCCGGCATGTCCTGAACGGGGGGCGGGAAACCATCCTGCGCTCCGTTGCCGAGGACAGAGAAGCGCTGGGCTGGGGGCGGGTGACGGATGGCGATCCCTGCGCATTCTGCGCCATGCTTGCCGGTCGCGGCCCTGTCTACCAAGAGGACACGGTCGGCTTCGAGGCTCACGATGAATGTGGCTGCGGCGCCGAGCCCGTGTACTACCGAGATGCCCCATGGCCGGGCCGCTCCCGCGAGTTCCACGACATGTACAACGAAGCCCTACTGCAGGCCCGCCAGGACGGCACGATGGCGACCGGTACCAGCAATGACCTTCTGAACACCTTTCGCCGGTTCTACGACCGCCAGCGGTCGCAGTAGCACGAACCGGTTCCGACTTCGCGCTGAACGCGCGAGTCCCGTAGCGCATCGCCCCGAAGGGGCCGGGCGCGATCCCGTGTCCCCGAAAGGGGGCGCATCACAACACGAAGGGGGCCTAATGGCCGACGAGAGCACCGAGACCGAGGAGAAGGCCGAGGTCGAGGAGACCGAAGAGGGCACGACCGAAGAGTCAACCGAAGAGGGCACGACCGAAGAGTCGGAGCAGGAGGCGTCCGAGGAGGGCAAATCCGGCGAGGACTGGGAGGCCAAGGCGCGCAAGCGGTCAATCACCATCAAGACCGAACGCAAAAAACGCGAAGACGCCGAAGCCAAAGTCAAAGAGTACGAAGACGCCCAAAAGTCGGACAGCGAGAAGCTGACCGAGAAGGCGACCACGGCTGAGGGTCGCGCGAACCAGGCGGAGGCGAAAGCGGTTCGCCTAGAGATCGCGATCGACAAAGGACTCACCGGTAAACAGGCGCGGGCATTCGCCAAGCGTCTGGTCGGTGAGACGCAGGAGGAGCTCGAAGAGGACGCAGACGAACTGCTGGCCTCATTCAAGCCCAAAGCGGAAGACGAGGAGACCGAGGAGGCGTCCGAGGAGGGCAAGCCCGAGGTCAAGCGTCGGCCCACCGAAAAGACGAAGCGCACCGGCGCGACGTCTCGCAAGGAGCCCGAGGAGATGGACCCGGACAAGTTGGCCGAGGCCATCCCCACCACGGGCTTCTAGTCCGTCTCGCACTGCACCGCCGTTGGTGGTTGCTCGCGAGTCACCTCTACAGAGATAGGAGTGATCGCCAATGGCGAATGCATTTGAAAACCCCCAGAAGCTGACCAACCAGGGGCTTGGTCTGCTCAAGCGGGAACTGATCCTGCCCCGACTCATCGAGCGCAAGGGCATCGACGAATACAAGGGCGCGAAAAACTCGACGGTCGACATCAAGATCCCGTCGCTTCTGAAAGGTCGCGACTACGAGTGGCGTACGCGCAACTCGGCGATCCAGACGGATGACCTCGAGGAGTTCAGCATTCCGGTCGCGCTGAACAAACACCCCTACAGCGCCGTCGGACTGACCGACGAGGAGGAGACCCTGGATCTGATCTCCTGGGGCGAGCAGGTTGCCCGACCGCAGATCCGGGCGGTCGCCGAGAAACTGGAGGGCTACGTCGCGGAAGCGATGGAAGACGATGCCAGCTATCGGCACGAGATCGACTGGGAGCAGGGCGACCCTGACGCCGACGATCGCTCCTTTTTCCGGGCGGCCGTGCGCTGTCGCAAACTCCTCAACGACGAGAACGTCCCGGTGGAGGGGCGGGTGCTGCTCCTGGGCTCCTCGGCCGAGGAGGCCGCGCTGAACTCCAAGCACCTCCTAGAGGCGGACAAGTCCGGCACCACGGGTGTCCTGCGGGAGGCGATCATCGGTCGCATCGCCGGGTTCACGGTTATCGGGAACTGCAACTCGATCGACCCGGACTTCGCGGTCGCGTTCCACTCGACGGCGTTCGCTCTCGGCAACGTCGCCCCGGTGGTCCCCGACGGCGTCAGCAAGGGGGCCACGATCGTCGCCGACTCGCTGGCGATGCGCTGGATCAAAGACTACGACGCGCCCTACCTGCGTGATCGTTCGGTCTACTCCGCGTTCGCCGGGGCGGTCAGCGTCGAGGACGGACGCATCCTCGACGTGGAGAGCGCCGACTTCGGGGAGCTGACCGAAGAGAACGTGCGAGCGGTGAAGATCAACTTCACCCCGTTCGAAGTCGAAGGCTCCTAAACGGAGCTGAGGAATCGGGGGCTGGTCGCTAACGCGGCCGGCCCTCGCTTCTCGCCTGCCGATGGCACTCGCGACCAAAGCTGACTTCGAAGTCCGCCACGGGCCGTTGCTCGACGGTGAAGAGGCTCGCGTGGAGGCGCTCCTCGAGGACGCCACTGCCCTGATCGAAGCCGAGCTTTCCGGTGTGGAAGTCTCGTGGCTCGGCGAGACTTCGGCGGAGGATCCGCCCGCCGCGGTGAAGGCGGTGTGCATTCAGGTTGCCTACCGCGTCTGGAGCAATCCAGACAGCGTGGCGCGGGAGGAACTGGGTGAGGTTGCCCGGACCTATCGAGGTACCGACCAAGCGGACGCTCTCTGGCTAACCGTCAACGAGGCTCGGTTGGTGAGGAAAGTTGCCGGCAGCGGCTCGACCTTCCAGTCGATCACCGTCGAGACGCCCTATTCGGGAGATCCCGACGAACCGCACCCGATGGACTTCTGGCCGCTGGAAGAAGAAGGCTCGTGAACGTCGCGATCCTTGTTCCAACTTTGGGCCGCGCCGATGCGCTGGCCCCACTGCTCCAGAACCTCTGCCAGGTCACCGAATTTCGTTACCGGGTCTACTTCGTGGTCGATCGAGAGGACCAGGAGACCCGGCATGTGCTAGAGACGATGCCGGGATTCGACTTCGTAACGGTGGTATGTGACGGCACCTTCCCGGAGAAGACCAATGCTGGGTACAGGGCTTCATCTGAGGAGCTGGTTGCTCCACTGGCCGACGATGTGGTCTTTCGCGCTGGCTGGCTCGAGGCAGCGCTGCCGCACTTCGAAGCTGGATGGCAGGTGGTCGGGACCTACGATCGCACGCCGGTAACGGATGGCGGATGGCATGTCACGATGCCGATCCTTCGGCGCTCCTACATCGAAGGTCCGGGGGCGGCCTGGGGTGAGACCGACACGGTCTTCCACGAAGGGCTACATCACAATTTCACGGACACCGAGCTCTGGCAGCTCGCTCGGCATCGAGACGTGGCTGTCTTCGAGCCTGAGTCGGTCATCGAGCATCGGCACCCGCAGTGGGGGACCCGGCCGGCCGACGCGACTGACGCCAAGGGCAACGGTCAAAACTGGGAGGCCGATGAGGCGCTCTTCATCCGCCGCAAGGAGGAATGGAGCGCGGTTCCAGCATGAGGGTGGTAGCCCTGGTTCCCCGGCTCGCTGATGGTGGTGAGCGCGATCGTCTGTGGCGGTGGTGCAAGCGCTATTGGGCTGAGCAGTTTCCTGATCTTCTTCTGGTGGAAGGCCATGATCCGACCGATGGCCCGTTCAATCGCTCGGCAGCACTGAACGCGGCGGCAGAGGGCGAGTGGGACGTGGCGGTCATCCTTGATGCCGACACGATCCTTGACGCTGAGTCGATCCGGCGGGGTATCGCCCTCGCCTCGGAGGCCGGGCGCCTGGTCCTTCCCTTCTCAGATCGGTGTCTGGTGAGCCGACAGGGGACGCGGAAGATCCTGGACGGCTACCGAGGTTCGTGGCGACGCTTCGTGACAGCCCGGCAAACCCCTTCGGACTCCTACGTCTACATCTCTGGTTGCCAGGTAGTTCCGCGGGCGCTGTGGGATGAGATCGGCGGATTCGACGAGCGCTTTGAGTCCTACGGTGGCGAGGACGATGCTTTCCACGCCGCCTCCGTGGCCCTGACGGGGCACGATGCTCGGGAGGATCGACCGGAGGGGAGCTGCTGGCATCTCTGGCATCGGCCCTCGCCTGAGGCTCGGAATCGGCCGGCGCGAAAGCTGGTCGCGGCCCTCGCCGACCGCTACACGAGCTGCGTGCGGGACCGCGAACGGATGCGGGCGTTGCTCGATGAGCCGCGGACGCCCGATCAGATTGTCCTCTCCGTTCTGACCTGCCCCGGCCGCGACACGCTCGAGCAGACGATCGCCTCGCTGGATGAGCAGCTCGACGGGCCGGTGGGGCGCAAGATCATCTGTGTCGATGCCGAGGAGGTTCACTTCGATCCCTTCTCAGGCTGGGAGGCGATCCCGATGGGTCCCTCTCAGGGCTACACGACCGCGATGCGTCGATGCCAGGAGATCGAGATGGGGTCGGGGCAGGCCTGGGTGGCCCACTGCGAGGACGATGTGCTGCTCAACCGACCCGTCGACCTCGACGAGATGCAGTTGGTCATGGAGGAGCATCCTGACCTCGCCCAGCTCTCGCTCAAGCGCCAGGCAGTTCATCCGGAGGAGGTCGAGGTGGGGGACATGCTCGCCTGGCGGCCGGAAGGGACCTTCGAGGAGCGAGATGGGCATATCGCCCACCGTGCCTTCTGGGCCGCGACGTTCTCGCTGACTCGGCGGCGGTTCCTTGCGGAGCACCCGTGGCCCCTGCAGGGGGACTCGGAGCGGCGGTTCGGTAATCAACTCTTCCGTCAGACGCGCCTGCGTGGCGGGATTCTGGGTGGCTTGGAGGACGCGCCGCGGATGACGCACATCGGCCATGAGAGGGCGGGCGTTGGCTACTGAACGCAAACGACCCGCCACGGGGGCGGGTCGATGCGCAGAGCGGGCGAAGTTGGAGACAGGCCCGCTAAGTTTCGGCAGCGACGCGGTTGCGAGACTTTCGTTCTTCGACTCCTCCATCGAGTGCGCGCGCGGCGGCGAGATATGCATCCTTGCTCTCATCGCGGGTTGCGAACCAGCGCGTCCACCCGTGGTCAACTTCTGACAAGGTCGCGCGCCACTCCATATGCGCCTCGTAAAGCTTCTGGGCCAGCGAGTCGGCCAGTCGATCGTCCATCTCGGGTCTCCCTCCGAGTAGTCGCTTTTTTCGTTTGCCCATCCTATCGCTGGGGAGGCTCGGGTTTGGTCACTGTCGTAGTGCCTTTTCGCGGAGGTTGCCCCTACCGCGAGAGAGCATGGGAGTGGGTACAGGCCCGCTACGTCGAGCACCATCCTGACTGGGAAGTAATTGAGGCTTCGGCGCCAGAGGGGCCGTGGTCCAAGGGAGCCGCGGTCAACCCGGTGGTGCGGGGGTGCGACGCCGAGATCGTCATTCAGGCCGATTCGGACGTGTGGTGTGACGGGCTCGAGCGAGCCGTCTACGCAGTGATCTGCGGACAAGCTGAATGGGCAGTTCCTCATCGCCTGGTTCACAGGCTTGGTGAGGAGGCGACTGAAGCAGTGCTTGATGGCGCGGACTGGCGAGAGCAGACGGACCTCGCACAGAAGCCCTACGAAGGATTCTGGGGCGGTGGGGTTGTGGTCGGCCGACGCGACGCGCTTCTTGACTGCCTGATCGATCCACGGTTTCGATCTTGGGGGCAGGAGGACGAATCATGGGCGCTCGCGCTTAGTTGCCTGCGAGGCAAAGGGTGGCGAGGGGAGGCCGACCTGATCCATTGCTGGCACCCGCCAGCCGAACGTCAGAACCGCCGGTATGGGTCACGAGAGAACCGTGCCCTCCACAGCCGCTATCGCCGGGCCCGCCGTGACCCGAGACGAATGCGAGCCCTTCTTCAGGAGGCGAGAGACCAAGGATGAGCGTCACGCGGATGATGACGAGGACGGCGACGATCCATCGCGAGATCGAGACCGAGGCAAAGGATCGCGGCGGCAACGCTTTGATGGAGTCCGCCGAAGAGGAGGTCCGCTGCGCGTTTCAGCAGAAGCACCGCGCCGAGCACGAAGACGGTGGCGAGATCTCCGACACGCTCTGGACCCTCTACCTGCCATTCGGAACCGAGATCGACATGGGTGACTCGATCGTCGTCGAAGGCCGCCGCTACGAGGTGGTTGGGGAGCCGTGGAGCGCCCAGGAAGGGTCGCGCTCGATGTGGCACCTAGAGGCGTCCGTGCAGAGGACTGCTGGGGCAGGAGGCGGCGGATCGTGAGCGAACCGGTTGAGCTTCTCGATATGTCGGCCATCGTCTGCGACTACCTGCGCGAGCAGGCGGCTGTGCAGGCCCTGGTAGGAGACCGGGTGGCCACCCGGTCGCCCGATGATTTCGAAAAACCGTGGGTGCGGGTGACGATGCTCGACCCCCAGAATGCCACCGGCAACTCGCAGGTGGAGTGGCTGGTTTCCTACTACCTGCAGATCGACTGCTATGCGGGTGCGCCGAACCTCTTTCACGAGGAAGCTTTCGATCTGGCGCGAGCGGTGCGGGTTGCGCTCACGGCTTTACTCGATGTCGACCTCGAAGACGCTGTGGTGACCGCCATCGGATTCGCCTCGATGCCGAGTCAGCCGGACACCGACCTGAAGCCGGCGCGTGAGCGCGTGATCCTCGATGCGGAACTCTGGGCGCACCCGCCGCCATGAACCGAGTTCGCTACGTCCCCAACCCAGCCTTTACGACTGAGGTCCAAGAGCAGCCTCAGCACGAGAAGGGGATGCGGTCGATCACGAAGACTGCCGCGAAAGCTGTGCGGACGGCGGCGCGGCCGTTCCGCAACACCGGCTACTACGAACGGCGGGTGAAGGCCCGGGCCGAGTCGGTTGTAGCCACGGACCACTTTTGGTTTCTGAGCGAGTTCGGCAGCGTGAATAACGCTGCCTACGCGCCGTTTCGCCGTGGTCTTCGGGCCGCCGGCATCCGCTTGATGATGGATCCCAAGCCGCCTCGCTGAACGAACTTCTTCCCAGTAGTGCCCCGCCGGGTGAGTTACCGGCGATTCCTAACGGCCGCCAGCAGGGCGGCTGAACATGTTCAACCAACCGCCCTGCAGGGCGTAAGGAGGTACTGCTTTGGCGCAGAACGCTGAACAGATCAAGGTGGCCGCCAACGGTGGCCTCTACATCGCCCGATACGATGACGAACCGACTCTGCCGACCGATGTCGAGACGCCTCTCGACCCGCTCTTCGGCGAATTGGGCTACGCCAGTGACGACGGCGTGACCTTCAACAAGAGCGAGGAGGTCGAGGACATCAACGTTTGGCAGTCGAAGTCGGCTGTCGAGCAGATCGTCACGTCTCGCAACTTCTCGGCCGCGTCGCAGCTCGCGCAGTGGAACCGGGACACGGTCTCGCTTGCGTTCGGCGGAGGCGAATGGTCAGAACCCGAACCGGGCCTGTACCACTACGAGCCGCCCTCGGACTACGACCCCCTCACCAAATGGGTTGCGGTCATCGAGACGGTCGTCGGCGAACGGATCGACCGCTGGGTTATCGAGCGGCTGACCGTCACGGGTGACATCGAGGCGCAGGCCGTCAAGAACGCCCCGATGCTGCTCCCGATCACCCTCTCGGCTCTGACCGCGCCTGGGAAAACGCGGGCGTGGTCCTACTGGTCGAATGACCCGGCCTACGCGGGAGCCGGCTCCTAATGGCAACCGCCAAAACGAAAGGCAAAGGGGGCGCACGGGTCATCGACCTGGATAGCGCGCGTGCCGCTAGGGCCGAGAAGCGTGGCGACGTTGATTCGCCACGCATTCGGTTCAGCGAGGAGGATTTCGACCTTCCGTTGGAGTTGCCCGCGGACTTCGTCCTCTTGGTCGAAGAGGGGCGCTTTCGAGACGGCATCAAGTCGCTGTTCAGCGAGGCCGACGCGGAGCGTTTCTTCGCCCATCAGCCCTCCATGGATGACCTCGAGCAGCTCGCCGAGTCGCTCTTCGACACCTACGGAGTGGATGAGGGAAAGTAGCCCGCCTCGGGTGGCTCCTACGGGAGAAGTGGGAGCCACTCGAGGCCGACTTCCAACGCTTTTATCGGCTTGATCTGCGAGTCGAGATAGAGCGGTGCGGGGTGCGGCGGCTCTGTGCCCTTGTTGAGGGCTTACCGCCGGACGCCGCGATCGAACGCATCGACGGGCAGCAGTGGACCGTCAGCGACGAGCTTCTCGCGCTGGTGGCTGAGCGGGTTGACGCTTGGGGCCTACTGAATGCCCGAGTTGGCACGGATAAGAAGTTCCACCGATACCTGCCCGACGAGCCGCTCCGAATCTCGCGGCCCGGCAAGCAGGAAACGGCGGATCGGGTGATCACGGACTCGCGTGAGATCGCCCGGTTCTTTGGCTAACACAGTGGAGAAGGGGGGGTGAGCGCATATGGCGGCAGTTGCGGGCACCAAAGTCGGGGCTGGGTTCGTGGAGATCCACCCCGACTTCAGCCGGTTTCAGAAACGGGTTGGAGACCAACTAAACCAAGCGCTCGCCCCCGCATTGCAAAGGGCAGGGGGACGTGCGGGGAAGGACCTCGCTCGCGGCATCGATCGAGGGGGATTCGGTCAGATGCTGCGCCAGCGCTTCAGCCGGATCGGTGACGACGCCGGTAAGGAACTGGCCTCGAAGATCAGCAAAGGTGCCAAGCGGGCCGAGGGCGACATGTTCGGGCTGGCGGATGCGGTGCGCGAAGTCGAGCGCCGCACCCGAAAGACCTCGAGCGCGGCCAAAGGCCTGCAGGGCGACATGTTCGGAATCGGCAGGGCCGCGAAAGCGTCCGGTCGCGGGCTGGCTTTCTCCAGCAGCCACACTAGTAGTTGGACCCGGCGGGCCGATGGAGCGACGGCCGCCAGCAACCGGCTGCGAGACCGGGTCAAGGGGTTGGGTTATGAGTTCGGGTCGCTGTCTCGCGGCATCCGCACCAGCTCAGGTGGATTCTCTGGCTTCGACGGAGTGATGGCGCGAGTCAACCGTAGCTCCCAGTTCTTCCGCAATGTCCTGAGGACCATCAAATGGCCGGCGTTCATCGCGGGTCTCGGGCTTTCCTTGCAGGGGCTCTCAGCTCTTGCGGCCGGTGCGGTCGCCGCGGCGACCGCCCTTGGCTCGCTATCGGGGCTAATGGTTGCTCTCCCCGCTGCCGCCCTTGCCGGTGCCCAAGCTCTGGGCGCCTTCAAGCTCGCGACCGCCGGGGTGGCGGACACCGTCAAGGCCGCGTTTGCGGCTGAAGTAAAAGGCGGCACGCAGGCGAGCGACGTTCTTCGCCAGCAGCGAGACGCGACCGAACGGGTGGCGGATGCCAAGCGCAACCTCACCGATGTCCAAGGGCAGGCGAAGAAGGCACAGGACGATCTTCGGGAGGCACGGGAAAGCGCGACCCGCCAGTTGCAGGACATGCGCCTCACGGCAGAAGCGACGGGGACCAGCGAAAAACAGGCTGCTCTCTCTTTGAGGGAGGCTCGACGCGAGCTTGCGCGCACCCTCTCCGACCCCGCCGCGAATGGCCTTGACGTGCAGGGCGCGGAAATCGCGGTCGAACAGGCGCGAAACGATCTAACGAGCACCCGCGTAGAAGCCAAGCGGACCCGCGAGGACTACAGGGACGCGCAGAAGTCGGGCGTCGATGGAATGCCCGAAGTGGTTGCGGCCAAGGAAGCCGAGGCCGACGCCAACAGAGCGGTGACGGACGCTCAGCGTGATCTACGGCGGGCAACCGGAGACGCCACGGCGGCGATGAAGGACCAGGGGTCTGCTGCCACCGCCCTACAGGAAAAAATGTCGCAGCTCCCGCCGGCCGGGCAGAAGTTCGTCCGGTTCCTGGTCTCGCTGAAACCGCGACTGGATGCGCTGCGTGCGTCTGCCGCCAAGGGCTTTTTGCCAGGCGCTGAAAAGGGGCTGAAAGGAGTACTGCGTAACTTTGGAGTCTTCCGGGGTCTGATCGACGGGACCTCTAAATCGCTAGGACGGCTCGCGGCGAAAGCGGGCCAGCGGCTCGGCGATGCGGTCTGGGGTAGGGACCTCTCAAGGCTCGGGAAGCTGAACACTCGGATCATCGACCGAATGGGCGATGCGGGGTTGAACCTCGCCGATGCTCTTCGTCACGTCCTCGTCTCCGCTCAACCATTCTTGGATTGGCTCAGCGAAAGCACCCTTCAGCTCGCCAAATGGATCGCGGGTGAGGCAGCAGCGGGACGTGAGACCGGTCGGCTTGGCCAGTTCTTCGACAGGACCCGCGAAACGATGGAACGGCTCGGCCGCATCCTCAAGGGCGTTGGCGGGGGCCTGCTCAACGTCGGAGAGGCGGGCCGCTCGGTTGGCAACGAAATCCTCGGTTCTTTGGGAGACGCCGCTGAAGGGTGGAAGAAATGGACCGATAGCACCAAGGGGCAGAATCGTCTAAAGGCCTACTTCGAGGAAACCAAACCGGCGATCTTCGAGATGGGGCGACTGATCCGCGATGTGGGGAAGTCGTTTTTCGAACTTGGACGGCAGCGAGGCGTCGCCCACTTGCTACGTCTCGTGCGAACCGGCCTGCTCCCCGTCCTCCGCGAACTCGTGGGCGCAACCACGGGGTGGGCCAGCGGCTTTCTCAAAGAATTCCAGCGACTGCGGAAACAGGGGACTGGGGGCTTCGACGCCTTCGTTCAGGTGCTGGCCGAACACGCTGCTGAAGCCGGAGTCAAAATCGCCAAGGCACTGGTCACTGCGTTCGTCCACGCCGACATCTGGGGAAAGCTCGCGATCGGCGGGTTCCTGTTCTCGAAATTCGGCGGTGTCTCAGCGTTCGACAAATTCGGGAAAAGTGCCGGGCGCCGATTTGCGACCGGGTTCCTTCTTGCCGTTCTCGGCACCGAACTGGCGAAGGAAATCAAAACGATCATTGAAGGCCACAAGCTCGGTGCGCCGAAGTCGGAGAAGTTCGCGATGGCGCTGAATGAGGACTTCGACGCGGACAACGCGGCCAAAATCATCGCCCCGAACCGCGTCAAGATCACGTCCGCGCTCGGCACGCTGATCTTCAACTCGGCTACCGAAAAGGTCATCAAGGCCCAGGGAAGGAAGCTCCAGCAGTTCGTCGGCGAGATCCCGGCTCAGATCCTGCCGGAGTTCGATCGCTTGCGAAGCCTCCCGCAGAAACTGAAGAGCACCTTCCAGCCTCTCCCTCAGATCGCGGGCAAGGCGGGGGCCGACGTGAGTCGGGCTCTCCTGCCGAAGCTTGATTCCCTCTCGATGCGGGGCGGCAAAAAGGCAGAGACCTTCGCCGAACGGGTCAGCAACTCCTTCAAGGGAATGACCGACGTCGCCACTGAAGCGATGGAAGTGCTCGGCACGAACGTCAGTCAGATGCTCCGTATGCTTGGTGGGAAACCGCCGAAGATCAACCTCCAAAAGGCGCTGCAGTCCCTTCCCGAACTGCCTCCGATGCAGCAGCGGCAGGATGGCGGCTTCATTGTCCCTGGCACTGGATCTGGCGACACCTTTAAGACCATGCTCCCCGTCGGGAGCTTTGTAGAAAACCGCAATGCGGTGCAGCGTCTCCCCTTCCAGGATGGTGGGGGGGTCTCGGTGGCCTTGGAGCCGGGCGAGAGGGTTCATTTCCCTGAGCGGGTGCGCCGGATCGGCGCAAAAGTCCTTCGATCGCGTAACGAAGAGGCGCCGCGCTTCGGGTTCCAGAGGGGTGGATCGATTGGCCCCGAACCGAAGATCGCTGGTCCGATGGGCGGCCTGCGCTCTATCGGGCAGATGGCAATCAAGAAGGTCTACGAGGGCGCGAAAGACTTCCTCGACAAACAGGGCAGCGTCGGTGGGGGCATCGCGAACGCCGGGCCGCTCAAGGAGTTCAACCGCTCCTATCCCGAACATACGCTTTTCAACGCTGACGGCCGCGCGCGCTTCAGTGAATCGCTCGTAGCACGCATCGCTAGTTGGGCGGGTCTACCGGGTCGCCTGTTCGGTCAGGTGGCGCACGGCGAGTCCAACTTCTATCCGGGCGTCTACGGAATCGATCCGGGCGGGACCGAAGGGCTTGGTCTCTGGCAGATCACTACGGGGTTCAACGACGCGCGCATCCGCAAATTCGGCGGGCGCAAGCAGATGTTCAACCCGCTGAAGAACGCGAAGGCCGCGAAGGAGATCTACGACGAGCAGGGCATCGGTGCCTGGTACGGGCTCGACTTCGTGACGGGGATGCGGGAGGGCGGGCTGGTCCGTGGCGCGGCGAATCGTCTCAAGGAACGGTTTGGATCGTTGGCGAAGCTTGCCGGTGGCGGCATGGTCGACCCCGCCTGGGATCCAGGCGGGGAGGTCATCAACGGCTCGATCGCACAGCTCGTTGCCGAGTACGCGAAGCGCTACGACATCGATATCACTGCTGGCTACGACCCCGGCGGCGGCCACGCCTCGCCCGGGCACAACGCCACCGGTACCGCGACGGACGTTGTGCCCCGTGACGGCAACTGGGATGGAGCGTTTGCCAAGGGACTCGAAACGCTCGCGAAACTCGGGTTCGAGGTCGGCTATGACGGCAGCATCCCCGGCACCGAAAACTGGCCGGACCACGGTCGCGGCAACCACGCCCACATCGAGTGGGTCGGCAACGGCACCGCGGGTGACGCTCGCCAGCGATTGCGCGAGTACTTGGGCGGGGTAGGTGGTGCTGCCGCAGGTGAAGGGCCAGCGGCAGCTCCCAAGGAAAAGATCCCCGCCTCCTACAAAGGCGCCAAAACCGGAGCCCTCGACCTTGGCCCCAAGCCGACCACGGTCAAAGAGGTCGACAGGCAGATCGCTAGGTGGCAGAAGGAAGCTCCGGTCTACCGCAAGGCGAAAGCCGCTGCAGAAAAGAACGGGAAAGCCGGCACCGCGCAGGCGATCGGCCAGAACCTCACCAAGATCGAGGAACGTCTCGCGGCGCTTCGCTCCCTGCGGACCCAGCTGCGCCTCAAAGAGGTTCGCAAGAATCTGAACAAGCGCCTCTCCAAGGCCTTCGGTCGATTCGGCAACTACGAACAGACCATCGAAGGCTCACAGCTCGCCTACGAAAAGGCCTCCCAGGACGCCGAACAGATCGTCGGCCTCGAGCCACAGAGCCCTGAACTGCCGGCAAGCGCGACCGACGCACAGCGTGAAGCAGCCGAAAAGTCCTACGTGGAGCAGTTCACCAGCTACGTGAATTCCCAGGAGCGGCCCGCCTACCAGACCGTCCTCAGTCGAGCGGCCGACTGGCGAAACAACATCCTGCGCGCTGAGCGGTTCGGATTCGGCAAAGGCACGCCGTCCGTCACCGACTCTGAGAATCAATGGGAAGGCGAGGTCCGCGGCGTTCGGGCCCGCATCCAGAAGATCGGTCAGTTCTCAGATGCCGTGCAGGAGAGAGTCCAGAAGTTCAAACGCAAACACAAAGGCCAGGCTCTCCCGAAATGGCTGAAACAGCAGGTGGCCGAAGTAGAGGAGATGCGCAAGGAGCTGCCGGCGCTGAAGCTTCGCGACACCCGGCTTTCCGACTCCGTATTGAAAGCAAGGGAACTGTTCTTCCCTGGGGGGGAGAACCGGCTCGATGAGCTGCCCATGGGTAAACGGGTGCAGGTTCCCCTACCCGGTAGCGGCAGCCTCGAGGAAAAACTTCGCGAAGTTCAGGGCATCCATTGGCCGGAGCAGCACGAACTGCTCTCTGCTGGTGAGATCGGCGGAACCCGGATCGCGGGTCGGTTCGGCGGCGTCCTCTGGGATCTCCAGGAAACGTTCGAAGGGCTGGGGCTGAAGATCTCCCAAGCCGCCAACGGCATCGGTTCCAGTGGTAGCGGCGAAGGGGAAGATTCCGAACTCGTCTCGATTCTGCGAGAGATCGCCGAGCGCGAACACAAAGGGCGGCTGATCTCCGAACGGCTGGCCAGCACCTTCGCGCACTTCGATGCCACCCATGGCGACATGCCGAAATTCCACTCCGGTGGCGTTACGCCCGGTCCGGCCACCCGCGAGTTCCCCGCCCTGCTGAAGGGCCACGAGACGATCCGTACGGCAGAGCAGGAGGTTGGTCTGATCAGCGCGATTCAGGGAATCGCTGGCGGCGGCGGCAGCGGCGATCTGCTGGTGGAAGTCAACGTCTTGGGCAAGATCGACTCCGACTACGAGGATCCGGTCGAGGTTGTCCTGCGCGACCCGAAGACCAAGCGCATGGTCCAGCGGACGCGGGGCGGCAGAGTCACCGCGGCGGGGGCGAGGCGTTAGATGCTCGTTGCCGATGACATCGTCGTGAACCCCGAAGAGGCTCCGATGGTCCCCGCACGGTCCCCGGTGAGCCTCAGCGAACTCGGCATCAGCGTGGTCGAGTTCCGGCCAGGCGAATCGAGCATCGAGGGCACGTCGATCAGGACCGCGACCGGTCAGCGGCTCGTCGACCGCAAGGGGAAGACGACGACCGTCGAGATGACCCTCGAAGTCGCCGAGGATGCCGATGTCGACCTCCCCGCCGCCGCCTACCGTCTCCAGCAGATGTTCGGTTCCATGCAGGAACGGGAGACCTGGATCATGCGGGTGCCCTACGTGGGTGGGGACTTCGCCGGTCCGATCCTCTACAAGATTACGGGAGTTGTAGCCCTTGGTGACTTTGGAGGATGGGGGAGGGGTGAACAGCCGGATGTGAAGCTGGTGCTGGAACGGGACCCGGTCGGGTATTCGACTGAAGAGGACGAAAGCGAAGAATTCAAAACGTCGGCTGGGGCACGCCAACTGATCTATTCCCTGGGGGCCACTGGGAGTAGTGCCGAGGGTCTCAAGAGAATCCACATCGTCAACTCTTCGACGCGCAGCCTGCGAGGGGTGATTTGGGCCGAGGAGTGTCGGGACGCACCCGACGATCTCAGCGACCCGACGGCAGACCTTGCCTATCTCGCGAAGAACCTGACGCCGCAAGGCGGCGCGGAAGTCAAAACCATTTCGGGCGCTGAAGTCGTCCAGCACACGGCTCTCTCGGATCAGTGGCTCGCGATCCTCGATTCCACCATCGCGGGAGTCGGGGAGATGACGCATCGGGGTGCCCGACAACTCTGGATGCGGGTTTACGATCCGGGCGAAGCACCAGGGGGCGTCGAGCTTCGTGTGCTATCCCGGGCTTTCGGGGCGAGCCGATGGGTTGACGATGGCCCGATCGTAGGAACCCCACTCGTTGACGACTTCGCCTTGCTCGATATGGGGACGTTGCGTCCACAGTACGCGCCCCTCGGCGAAGATCGTTGGCAATTCAGGGTCATTGCGCGGGCGGCTGGCGGCTCCGGCGCGATTCGGCTTAGGGATGTTTATCCGGCACCGACCGAGAGCTACGCCTACTACAAGGAGCCCCTCGCAGTGGAGGTGCCCACTGATCTTGCCGCTCGAGATGACTTCGAACAGAGTGCCGGCGCCCTGACGGGAAAGACCGCAGAAGTGGGAGGCGTCTGGAAGGGCGCCGGCGATCCCGATGACTTCCAGGTCGATGCAGCCAACGATCTCGTCGTCCGCACCTCGAAAAGCGACGATTCGCCCGGCCGCATTGCCACTCTCGGCGAAGTACTCACCGACACGATGGTCCAGGTTGAGGTCAAATGGGACGCCACCTCATCTCTAGGGCCAGAGGTTGGGCCGGTAGCCCGCTTCGAAAACGCCGATAACTTTGCCCACGCTCTGATACAGGGAGAAGGCTCGGCAGGGGTTCCTAGACTGTATTTGGCGAGCTTCAAAGCCGGGTCATTAAAACTCTACGCATCCGCGGACCTGCCGGACCTAGCAGCGCCTGATCCCTCTTTTTACATTGAAACTAGAAAATGGGTGTCAGTGTGGCTAATGATTCTAGGATCTGGTGAGTATGCCGTCTGGGTAGGTGCCGCCGGACCGGCGCCGACCTTACGACTGGCCGGTCGCCACGCCGATTTCGCGGAAGGGGTCCTCGCTGACGGAGAAGCCGGAATTCGGGACGCCCACTTCGACTCAGTCGCGATTACTCGCTACTTCCGCAAGCCAGTCGCTTGGGCGCCTGAGGTTGAAAGCCTCTGCTATCCGAAAAGAGCCTTGGAGCTGCGCTCCGATGGTCCCTACCGACAGCACCCGGTGGACGATGAGGGTTGGGGGAAGATCATCGAAGAGGGCTTCAGGCCGGTGGACCGTCCTAGCGGCCTAGAGCTTCGTCCAACGCGGGGGATCATCATTCCTTCTCACGGGGACCTCGATCGCCTTCCTGACTCACCAACGCCGTCACTCGAAGCCAGGGTTTACCGCAGGGCGGGGCATCTGGTCAGTCGTGAGCCGGTCGTCTGAGCTAGAAATCTCCTGGTGCCATGCCCCGGTAGCGCAAGTCAGGCGGCTTTTCTGCGGCCGGCGCGAAGTCCCGCGAGACCCAGCAGTCCTCCGCCCACCCCCAGCATGTAGACACCGATGCCGGGAGAGCCTTGGAAGGTTTCGCCGCCTCCGATAAGCGCGGGCCCCGTGGTCTGGAGTTCCAAGCGTTCCCCGGTCCCGTAGTAGATCGCGGCACCGACGATCAGGGCGGCGATGATGATGAGCGTCTTTTCGACCCCGCTCTCAGCTCGCGAGCGATACGCCGCAGCCGCTCCAGCGATTGCCAGGGCGATAACTCCGCCGCCCACGATGAAGTCCGTCGCCATGATCGAGTTGTCGGCGATGTGAAGAGAGGTCGAGGTATCGGTGCGGGGCAAGAACACTGCGATAGCCGAAGCAACGGCGCCGACCGCCCCACCGAGGAACCTCGCCGTTAGGTCAGAGACTGCCGAGGCAGGGGCCGCGAGAGGCGCCCGCTGGTCGGTCCACTCGCTGCCGTTCCAGTAGCGCTGAGTCTGGGCCTGCTCGGGATCTGGATACCAGCCCGCCGGGGCATCGACCTCGTGCCCTACCGCCATCTCGGCACCTCCCAGTGCGTCGGGACTGAAGACGTGCAGCATCGTACCCAAAGACCGCCTGCCCCGTTTTTCCCCAGCATGAAAGGAGGCCAGCTTGTCCGAGTTCGCACCGAAGACCTGGGTCATCGAGAAAAAACCTCTCGGACCGCCGGCCGACGCCAAAAAAGTGACTCCGCTGGGGAAAGGACTGAACGACCTCGAGGAACGGATCGAGGCTGGCTTCGCCAACGTCCGAGTCTCCAAGGAGGCGCCCATCAATGTCGAGCATCCGGAGTATGGGGCGGACGGCACGGGAGTTTCTGCCTCCGATGCTGCGTTCGCTAAAGCGATAGCGGCGCTCCCGTCTGAAGGGGGGGCGATTCTTGCCCCTCGTCGCTACAAGCTCTCGTCGAAACTCAACGCCGACAAAACGCGGAGCGTGCGGATCGTGGGGCAGTCGGCACTCACGGCTGGCAATACCGGGGCCTCCCAGCTCCTCTTCACCCAGGGTGGCACCGAAGCTCTGATTTCGGCCCGATCCTCAGTTGGATTCGGCCTGCAGGATCTGGGGATCTTCTACAACAACGGCTCCTTCACGGGTCCCGCCCTGGACCTGAGCCACGCGGAAGGTAGCGGTGACGGGGCCTACGACACCTTCGAGCGGTGCAACTTCGTCGGCCAGGGGGTGAGAACTGCTCTTGGGGTCGACCTGGACAAGGCGATCGCCATGGCTTTCCGGGACGTCTACTTCAACAACTTCGACGTCGATGTTCGCGGGATGAAGACCGCCGGCAGCTACTCCAACGCCCACCTCTTTGACCACTGCATCTTTGCCGGCACCAAAACGATCCCCCTTCTGAACGGAGGAGAGGCCTGGGGTCTTCGCAACTGCATCTTCGAGAACCTAAACGGCGGCGGCGCAGGGGCCTTTCTCGTCGAAGAAGGGTTTAGCGCCATCGGCATGTGCTTCGACACCTGCTGGTTTGGTGATGCGACGACCGGCTCGGGGACTTGGATCACCTTCCGCGGACAGCAGCTCGCCGTCCGCCACGGGGCGCTTGGCGGAGGCGGCCTCGGGGTCTTCCTCCCGGATGCCTCAACTGACGGGCTCTACGTGGAGGCAGTCGAGTTCATCAACATTACGGATGCGATCCGGGCGAACTGGTCTGGCGGTGGCAACAAGAACTACGTCATCAACCCCAATGGCTACAGCGGGGTGGCTGGCAAAAAGGTATCCCTAGACAACGGGGCGACCGATCTGGGAGTCGCCCGGCATATAGGCGGGAACGGGCTCACGCTCGGCGGAGATGTCGCCCTCTCGCGGGCTGAAGCTTCCGTCGCAGCCCTCTACGGTCAGCTCCGAATCCTCGGCGCATCGGGTGGGGTCTCCCTGGGGATCCGGCAGCCCGCGGACGAATCGGCCAGGTTCCGGGTGCTGGAAACCGGTGAGATGCAGATGGGCGACGGCACGCTAGCCGGGCTCGACACGAACCTCTACAGGTCGGCGGCCGATCAGCTCAAGACCGATGACCAACTCGTTGTCGTTGGGGGGATGGTGCCCAACGCCGCATCAGCAGCTTCCAAAGCCACCGTCAGCCTTGCCGCCGGCTTTCCCACGCTTGTCGAAATCACCGGCACCACCGAAGTCAAAAAAATCACGGCCACCGCTAAAGGACATCGGGTGACCCTGCTCTTCGAAAAAGCCCTGACGGTCAAGAACGGGGAAAACCTGAAACTGGGGGCGGACTTCGCGGCAACGGCAGGCTCCACCTTGACCTTGGTCTGTGACGGATCGAATTGGTATCCCGCCTGATGAAAGGAGCCGGCTGATGGCCAGCTACGAAGTTGCCAAAGGAAAGGTCGGCGCTCACGCCAAGACCCTCACCCCGAACGTCATCGACTCAGTGACCTTCCAAGCCGTAGGGGATATGGACATCGAGGTGCGCTCCGATGGGGCGGCGGCGATCTACTTCACGTTGGACGGAAGCGATCCAACGATCGGCGGTGACCACTGCTACGAGCTGCCCGCCGCGCCTTCTGTGCGGACGGTCGATCGCACCAAGAACCAGAACCAGGTGGTGAAGCTGATCTCTTCTGGCTCACCCGAATACAGCGTCTCGAAACTGGGGGACTGAAGATGAGCTTGCTACTTGGACCGGGGGCGACCTCCGCTGCGCTCGACCTGGTCAATCTCGGCACTGACTGGTCAGACGGGGAACGCCTCTTCGGTTTCGAATCCCAGAACGCCGCGGGTAAGAAGCTGGAAATCCGCTTAGGCAAAACGTCGGCACCCGACGAAGGCAACCGGCCAAATGCCGTCTTCAGCCGTGTCCTCAAAACCCCCGAATCTTCCTTCTCGGGCGACGGGGCGGGGAACCTAGCGGCCCTTCGCGCGCACACTACGGCCGTTGCGGGATCGGAGGGACAGGCCATCGGGGCGGTGGGCAGCGCAATCTCTTTCTCCAAATACGAAGAAGGCAACTCCCTTGCCGACGCGGTTGGCCTCTATGGCCTCGGCATCGTAAAGGGGGAAAGTACTCGCACCGGCCTGGGAGTTTTCGCCAACGGACGTCGCGATACGGCTACGGGCCGCACTTGCGGTATTGAGTGCGTCTCCAATAACCAGCCGGAAGGCGCAGCGGAGGCGTGGGTTGAAGGAAACTACCCTTCGACCAAGGGGATTCACCTTCACGCGGTAGGTGCCTCACAGTCGGCCGTGGGTCTTTTTACCTCCAACGTCGGTGTCGGTTATCACACCTTCATCGGCGGCATGAAAGGCGCCCCCATCAGCAACGCCTTCTACCGTGACGAGACCGAAGCGCCTTACTCGATCCGCATCCGGGGTAAACACGCGACCGCCGCGATAGCGGTTAACTCTGGCGCTGGGGGCATGATTATCGGGGGGGAGACGCTTGCGAGTGCCGGCTGCCTTCTGGAGGTGTTCGGTGGCGCAGAAGTCAAGGACCCGCTCTACCAGTTCCGTGTAACGGGCACCAAAGGAATGCGCGGGCATTTGGCCGGGGACACGGGCGCTCTGCTTACGGCGTTCTGCTCAGGCGGAGCCAGCCAGTTCGTCACCGGCAGCGTTGCCAAAGACGTGGGGTTTCAATTCTTGGCCGGGACGAACTTCTTCCTCGCCCCGACCGGCAAAACGGCCGTCCTGCGAGCGGCTGAAGCCAAACTCGGATTCTTCGGCACGGCACCTGTCGCCAAACCGAACGTTAAAGCTGCAGCGGAAGTCACGGCCAAAGAACTATGTGAAGCCCTCGAAACGTTGGGGCTGGTCGAATGAGCGAGTGGAGAGAGGGAGCCAGGTCCGAGGCGTCACCCAAGTTGGAGGGATTCGATTTCGCTCGCGTCGGCACTGTAACCAGCACGGCATTCCTGGTTCAGGCCGATCAGGACGGAACGAAAACCAGCGTTCAGATCGGAATCTCGCGTCAGGAGAACGGCGGACCGCGAGAAGAGGTTGCTCTGGTCGTTTCACGACAGCCCCTCGATGGCGGCCCCGAGCGAATTGCCGAAATCAACCCGGATGGCGAGCTGGTCACCGACCTCAGCGAGGCGGAGCTGACCGAGACTATCGGGAACACGGTCCTCGCTGGCTGTCGTCAGCACGCCCTGGACCTGAGGGCAACCAATGGCTGATCGCAAGAAACAGCCGACCCGGGGGTCGCGCAAAAGGAGCCCGGCGAAGAAGAAGACCGAGCCCCTGACGATCGAGCCCCTGGAGGTCCACCTACAGCTAGTCGGCATCCAGCGGAACGCAAAGGGCGAAGTAGTCGGGAAAGCGGTGATGCTCGAAGGGACGCTGCTGCCGCCGGACTTCACCAGGAGGCGGCTGCACAGACCGAGGAGGGGTAGGACCACCGTGGCGATCACTAACGCCCTCTACCCGAGCGAAGACCTCTATCCCTCGGAAGATCTCTATCCCTCGGATGGGTTCGAGCACCAGATTGCCGTTCTCAGGGAGCATCCACCCGACCGGATGGCGATTAGGATCTCCGACCCGAAGACGGGACGAACGATTGCCCGCCTCTCCGAGGATGAGGCCGATCTCGCCAACGTCGTCAACGCCATCGGCTACGAGAGCGAAATGCAAGGCGGCTGCACCCGCCTGAAGGGGAACCTCGGTCGCGACCCGCGAGTCCCCTGGTCAGACCTTCCGGCCTATGCCGATGTCACCGCCTACAGCGATGGAGTCGAGGAGCTTTGGTGGGGTCGAATCGACAAACTCGACGGGGCGGAGGGGGACCGCACCGGGGTCGACCTCGAAGCAGTCGGCCATATCGCAGCGCTCGAAGACGACAAAGCCTGCCTTGGCCTCGGCTTCATCGACGCCGACCAGACCAAATGGGGCGATCCTTCGGTAGAGCGGCGCAAGCGGTTGATCGAAGCCAACATCGCCCTGGCTGCCAGCACCTCCCTGGGATTCGGTTCGTTGGAGAACGAAAAAGAACCGCCGGGGATCCTCAACGACTTCACGAACGTCACCACGCTCGAAGGCAAGGACGAGGCCGGCGAGGCCGACTACGTCTCTGGCGGCGTGGACATAGATGAAGTGCTCTACGACTACCGGCAGTTGACGAGCAACCCCGAAGATTCCAACTGGGAGTCGAATCTCGCGCTAGGCACGACGGACACGTTCGCCACCGCGATAGCCGGCAGCGACCACAACCGCGTCACGGCGCTCCAGCAGTTGGTCTCAGCGGCGGGGGAAAGCGGCTACCGCTTCGCCCGTCTGCGGGATCGCTACACCTCTTCGGCCGGCGGCTCTCAGATGAACGATCTGATCGCCTGGCAGAACCTAAAGGTGTTGAGCCTGCTCGCTACGCAGAGCGGCCTCACTCTGCAGGGGACTTGGCCCAACGTCGGCTACACGGCCAAGCAGATGCTCGGGTGCGCGGTGCCCCGCTACTCCTATCTCGAAGCCCGCGGCGAAGACCTCGAAGACGATGGCTTCGTTATTCCCCATGCCTGGTTCTCTGACCCCGGAGACCTCGCGACGGTCGTTAAGGATTTGACGAAATTCGGGCTGCTGGACTGGTTCATCTACGAGGGCAAGCGTCTCCAGCTCCGCTATCCCGGCACCTACGGTCGTTTCTGGCAGGCGGCACCGGGCCCGGCGGAGCTGAAGGAAACCGGGCTCGACGCTAACCGCCTCTGGCGCACGATCGTCGTTGCCTTCCAAGACGTGGACGGTTCGACCAAATACGTTGGCCCCCCCGGCTCCGGCGCCCACATCGAAGATGCGCGGCTCGAAGTCACCGACCCCGACCATCCGGCAGTCCGCGCCGACATCTCCCGCAACGACCTCTTGGTGATGAAAGGGGTCGGCGATGTCCCGACCGGGATCAAGATCGGGATCAACTGGCTGGTTGAGGCCAACGAACTCAGCCACGCCGGCGAGTGCAACCTGCGCGACTGGGTGATGAGCGACAAGGGCATCTGGTATCCGACCTCGCATGTGAAAGCCGGGGACTACGTCCGCTTCCCTGGTCGCGACTCCGCCTACCGCAAGATCACCGCGGCTCCCTACGAGCGCGATGAACGGAACGCGCACTGTACGCTCGACGCGCCCCCCGATGGGATCGCGGCGCTCGAGGAGCGCTTTCAGGTCGAACTGAAGGTCCTTGGCGTTACGAGTTAGCTTCGCTTTCCGGGGCATCCACCCAAAGGGCGGTGGCGCCTGCTGCGAGAACAACTGATCCAACGGTGGTTAGCCAGAGACCCCAGCCGGGGCTAACGAGGCGGACCTCCTCGCCGAACACGGTCTGCTCGGAGGTATAGATCTCCTTTAGGTCATAGCCGGCAACGAAGGCACTGCCGACAGCGAGCAGGCCGGCGATCATCAACCAGTTCGACCCCGGTGGTCGATCGAGGACGAGCGCGCCGGCGCCCAACGCTAGGACAAGCGTGATCACCCCGTCGCCATCGAGACCGGCGCGGTCTACGAGGAGCGAGGTCTGCCACGGCCCTACGGCTCCGAGGATCACGGCGACGCACGCGAGCAGAGTGACTTTGCGGACCGCTGGGCTGTCCCATTCCACGGCCGCGAATGTACCCGAAAACCACCGACCGGAGGAAGCGAGCCCGTGCGTGAAACCGACCGAACCCTTGCGTCGCCACCTCATCGGCTGGAACTTCTCCCGAGTGGTCGGCGTCCTAATTCTGCTGTACGAGGCCACCCTTTGGCCCCAGCCACAGGAGGCGATAGTCATGGCGGCGATCGGGTTGTTGGGCTTCCCGTACGTGATCGGCATCGACCAAAAGAACCGAGGCGAGGAGTGAGCACGCTGCTGCTCTGCTACCCGCGGACGTTCCTCTACTGCGGCGTCTGGGTCTACCTGATCGCCCTCTGGGAGGTATATGGCGTATGAACCCTTTTCCCGGCCACCACCTCGGCGAGCCCACCTGGCGGCGTGTAAAGGGCGGCGCGTGGATCGTCCTCACGGTCGTATTCGTCTTCCTCCTCATTCGTGCCGAAAACAAGTCCGACGAGGCGATCGACCGGGTCACGAAAGTCGAATCTCCCTGCCTGAAATATGGGGCGAAGTCTGATCAATGCAAGGAAGCGTTCGAACAAGCGGTCCTCACGATCACCCACGCGCAGGCTTGCGCGATTCTGCGTAAAGCGGGTCTAGAGATCCAGCCGTGCGCCCACGCGCGACTCCGTCAGGAATCCGACCGTCGTAACGAGCGATCGGCTGCAGCTGCTTCAGGTGGTGATGCCCCTCAACCCGGATCTACCGGCTATCAGCAACCGAGCCCTCGTGATGAGGGCTCGAGTGGAGATGTTGGGACGGGAAAGCAGCGGGGTCGAGGCGATGACGGTTCGGGCGGGGGCGATCACGTCCAGCCTGCCCCGGCCCCCGCGCCCGATCCTGAAACCGTGCCGACTGAATCAGCCGCCGACTCTTCACCCGGCCGCAGCGGTGACGCGCCCGGGAACCCAGACCCACCGGCCTCCCCGTCTCCCGGAACGGTGCCCTCCACCGTGGAAGCAGCGGGTGGTGCTGTGAAAGAAGCTGGGGAAGGTGTAGGGGGAGCGGTCGAAGGTGTTGGGAAGGGCGTCGATTGCGCTTTGCGGGGTGACTGCCCGTGACCCGGCGAGCGCTCAGATGGCACATCGCCCGACTGATTGTCGGCTGCCCGGCCTGGTTCGTCGCATCCTTGCTTGATGGTCTGAGTGCCTTTCGCGATACCTGGCGAGACCGTCCCCGCGCTTCCGAGCGCGAGCAATACGAAGGGGTTTCAAAATGACGATCCAGCGTGCGCCTCGGCTGGGGCACGTGGGGCAACGAGTTGTCGACCAAACCAGCGCTGGACCCGACCTCGCTCAACCGAGAAGTCCCGACGATAACCAAAGAGGAGCGTCAATGACGAAGCAGAGCCAAGCCAAGGTGACCGACGGCCGCGGCTTCCACCCGCACGCGACCTACATGAAGGAGGTTGCCGTCGGTGACCACCTGGTACTCGACACTTTCTATGGAGCCGAGCCGGTCACCAGCGTCGAGCTACTCGAGGACCAGCGTCCGCCGGGATTTCTTTATGCCGAAACGCTCATCGTGATCGAGGTCACGCGCCGCTTATACGACGGTAGCGGAGGGACCTACACCGCCCGCGCCATCCGAAGTGGCCGCGAGCCCGCGACCGTCTGGCGGCAGGAAGACAAGCTGCCCGACGATATTCGGGAGCGGCTCGCCAGGATTCGCGACGAGATTGCAACTCTCACTTCGCCGAGATGCGCTGCGTGAAGCTCAGGCCCGCCCCTTGACTTCAGCCAGCCCAGACACCATCGTTTCTTAGGGCAGCAAAGGGCGGCGCCTCAATCGAGAGGAGAGCCGCGCAGTGCCCTTGGATCAGCAGCACGTCTGGGTGGTGCGGCGTGAGTCCGGTTCTCTCCTGCTGCCCGTCTGGAGCTCTGAGGCCGCCGAGGTCTTCAAAAAGGCTGGGTGGCAGGTAACGGCGGTGCCGCTATCGGCGTTCAGTGCTGAGGAGATGCGGTGCTTGGGGATCAGGCGTCGAGCCGAGCCACATCGGCCTCAGCCGCGCTGAGGCTCGCGGCAAATCGGGAGATGTACTCCGCATCCTTTGCGCGCTCGGCGTGGCCCAAAGCCATCCGCAAATAGGCAGTCCGGAATCGCACAACCGAGAGCGCCAGCTTCTGCCCAGACACGGTGATAGTCGGTTCCGTCACGGCGCCCACCTTACACCCAGCTTTCCCCTGATCCCGCCGCAACTCAGGCAAACGGCGGCAGGTGAAACAGGGCCGCCACGCTGAGGTAGGCCGCCCCGACCTTCCCGTAGGCGATCAGCTCGCCTCTCCAAGACGCCGGTTTGACGAAGCCCCGTAGGACGCGCCGATTGGCTCGGGCGAGTTTCGCGGAACACGTCGGCGAAGGCAGCGGTCACGCCCTGCATCTTACCTCGCCCCTCTTCCTGATCCTCGCCGCCAAGTAGCGCGGCTTCCATAATCGAATGAAAGGAATCCGCCGATGCTGGCGAACCTCCGCGAGCGCCTTCGCGCCCTCTCGCACACCCTTGGAATCCAGGCAGCCCTCCGTGACAGGGCGGTGCGCCGAATGCGATCGCGCCACGCCGAAAAGACCGGGCACGAAGAGGTGCTGGAGCGGCTACAGGACGAAGCCGATGCGCTCTGGAAGCGAGCCAGGTCTCTGCGCCAGGCCGGTCAAACCGCGCGCGCCGAAGAAGGTCGGCGCAAAGCCCTCCGTAAGGACAAGGCTGTGCAGAAGCGCAAAGTCCGCCGCGATCGCACCGAGGCGAAGGCGATCACCTGGAAGCAGCGGGCCCGAGACAAGACGAAGCTGATCGCGGGCATCCACGAGGACATCGAGGCCGTGCAGAAAGAGATGGCCAAGTACGGGCCGACGGTCCACCTGGAGGACAACAAGGTCACTGGCGGCACCTTCAAAGAGCGCTGGATCCTCTCCAACCTGACCGCGGTCACCTGCTGCAACAACGGTCGCCGTCGCAACGCCTACTCCCAGGGCGGCACGCCGGACATCCGGCATCCGTTCGGGCCTGGCCCAGCCGCCGGCCGGCGTGACGACTGCTCCAGCTACACGACCTCGCAAGCTCTCGCAACCGGTGCCGATGATCCCAACGGGGAGGACTTCTCGGGCTCGGGTTACACCGGCACGCTGGTGCTGGCGATGGGGGGGTGGCGCGAAGCCACGCTCGTCGAGATGATCCGGGCGGGGCAGGGCTACATCGTCTACGGGTCGGGAGCAGGCCACCACGTCGAGTGCTACTGCCCGAGCGTGAGCGACCGCTACCGCACGGTCGGGCACGGCTCTGCCCCCGTCGACTTCGGCACCGTCCACCTGTTCGGGTCGGGCGAAGTCGAGCGCTACTTCATCTACGACCCCGAGTAACCCCCAACGAAAGGAGGGGTCGATGACCCCTGACACGTACACCGAGGCCACGAGCCTCTTTCCCAAGCTTGGCCGGTACCGCAAGCTGGTCGTCTCGCTGCTGACCACGGCGACGCCGTTCGTGATCTGGCTGGTGAGCTCGCCCCAGTCGGCAGCCGCGATCGTCGCCGCTTCGCTCGGCTTCGTGCTGGCGAACTTCGGGGTCTACAAGATCCCCAACGAGCCGGAGTAGCCGCCTTACAGCAAGGTATTCAGAGCGGTGTAGTGTCCAAGCCGCCGAGTCGTTGCGACGCCAGCCCCTGGTTGATCATTTGGCGTCGCGACAGGTTCCCTGTTAAAAGCCCTCGTCTCCCTGTCCCTGGGGGAGACGAGGGCTTTTTTTGTTGCCAACTTTCAGTGATGGAGATATCTACACCTCTCAAGGCTTCTTTTCATAAAGTGCCGCGCCGTGATGGGCAAAGCTGAATATCGACAGTTGGCTGACGGGCTGACTGCACGCGTCGCGCCCGTGTGGTCAGAGGAGAAGTTGATGATTCTCGAGGCCTACTTGAAGGCCTTCGCCAAGGCGTGCACGAAGGTCGGGGGCTGGTATGCCCTTGATCTGTTTGCCGGCAGTGGAGGTAACTGGTCACAGGTCAGAGAAGTGGAGCGGCTGAGCTCACCGCAGATTGCCCTGCAGGCGGGAGAGCCGAAGGCCGTGAAAGTAGTCGCAGCTGAGAGCGCGGGGCGGCTCCATTCGGCGCTGGAGGCCCGGACGGAGGCCTACGGGGACAGGATCGTGCTGTTTAAGGAGGACGCGAATCGCGCCGTCGATCGCATGCTGCGAGCAATCCCGGTCAAGGCGCCCACCTTCGCCTTTCTGGATCCAGAGGGCTCAGAGCTTGACTGGCAGACCGTTCATGCAATAGCCGACCACAAGCGCGGCCATAGTCGAACCAAGATCGAGCAGTTGATTCTCTTTCCGACCGATACCGGCTTCATGCGCCTGGCACCCGAGCGTCCTGAGTATGTGACGAGGATCTTTGGGAACGAGGATTGGATGGAGATTTACGAGAGGCGGGTTGCCAACAAGCTTTCTCCCGACCAGGCCCGCGGGCTGTACGTCCAGCTCTATGGGCGAGGGCTACGGCGGCTCGGCTACGACGTCGTGCTCGATCGGCAAATCACCAAGGACAACGGGCAACCGATGTACTTCCTGATCTTCGCAACCGACCACAGTGCCGGCGAGCGCATCATGGACCACTGCTTCAACCAGGTGCGCGTCCGAGTGGCGGAGGAGCTGGGGCAAGGCCAGCTCTTTACCCTTCCGGAGGCGCCTCGGCGAAAGCGCCTAGACGAGGGTTAGGGCTGCGGCGCGGTGAGGCATGGCATCGTGCGTCGTGCCTTCGAGCTGGCGACCGCCGGACTTTGGGCGGAACCCTCCCCACTGCTTGAAGAAAAAGGCGACGTTCGCGTTATGACAACGGTCACGAAGGTCGACCAGCCACTCTTCTTTCACCTGCCGATGTGCGGGGCCTGACTCGCCACCTGCGATCAGCCAGTGGATCCCATCGAGGTCAAGGTCTTCGAGTGGGCCGAGCAGAGGCTCGGCTGAAATGAAGCGCACGGCGGCTGGCACCTGGCGCAGGCAATCGGCCCGGTCTACGAACCGCCGATTCTCGATGCTCACGCCCATCCAGACGTTGCCGGGCCAAGGAAGGTCAGGCGCGATCTCGGCGAGCCTCTCATGGCGCTTGGTCAGGATCTGGAAGGTGTGGCGCTCCGCCCGGACCATCACATCGAAGACCCGCGAGATGTAGTCGAATGGGACGTCCTCATGGAAGAGGTCCGACATCGAATTGACGAAGACCATCCGAGGGCGCTTCCAGCGCATTGGCATCTCTAGCCGCTGAGGCCAAAGTTTTAGGTCGAAACCCTGCTCGTAAGCGTGGCCGGGCACGCCTCGCCACCGCTCGGCAAATGCTTTCGCGTAGCAGTGGGCACAGCCCGGCGAAACCTCATCGCAGCCGGTTACAGGGTTCCAGGTTGACTCGGTCCACTCGATCGTGCTCCGGTCAGCCATCCCTCCATTCTAGAGATCGGTCCCGACCAATCGGCGGTGCCTCACTGGTCGGAGCCGCTGCCGCGGAAGCGATTACTGCCGTCCCCTCTCAGTGGACCAAAGTTCCTTGACAGAAGGCTCTTCGACCCCCGATACTGCCGCAGTCTCTTAAAGAGACCTCGTGCAAAGTATGCTCTCGTCCCTAAATAGAAATGGTCCCCGCATCGCGCAAACGACCGGGGACCCGGAGCCAAGGAGCAGACCTTGACCCAGCAGGGAAGTTATTCAGATTCGGCGCGGGTTGCCCTGATCGTGCAGGTTGTGATCGCCAGCCTCCTCGCAGCGGCCTGGGTGGCGATCATGCCCAGCACTGCATCCGCAGATTCCTTTGCAGGGCACGTCCGCATACATCACACCTCTTGCTGTGGCCAGCAGGTCGCGGTCTTCAAGGCTTTCGGCCAAAGCGAAGTTGCGTATCGGGTCTGCCTAATCCGCCCAAGCGGCGAACGAAAGTGCCGAATCATGAGAACCGGTGCGGCTGGGTCACCTTCCCGAGCGACCTTCATCAACGCCGGCGTTGGCGTGCATCGGGTGATCTGGAAGGTAGGTGGTCGGCTCGTGGATAGCGACCGCTATGTCGTGGTGGTGGAGCAGGACTTCCGGAGGCGCCTTCCGGCGAGAGCCGAGGAGGTCCGAACCGATGCCTGATCAGATTTCAGATTCAGCTCGAGAGGCCTACGACACCCTCGCGCCTGCCTATGACGAATTCAACATCGAGGGCGCATACGAGCACTGGCTTGGCGATGTACTTGTGCCTGAGTTGGCCAAGCATGGGTTGAAAGTTGGTCGTGTGCTGGACGTTGGCTGTGGGACCGGCCATGCTTTCGATCCTCTTCTGAGTCGTGGCTGGGAGGTCTTCGGCGTTGACGGATCGGCGGCGATGCTCCGAGAAGCCGCCAAAAATCGGGCTGCTTCCCTTGTCGACGGTCCGGTGCCACTCGCCCAATTCGACGCACGCGAACTGCCGAAGTATCGGGAGCCTTTCGATTTGGTCATCCTCCTGAACGACGTCGTCAATTGCCTGACGGAGGACGGCGACCTCGAGCGATGCTTTGACGGCGTGGCGAGGAACCTTTCGCCGACCGGGTTGGTCTGCTTCGACGCGAACAACCTGAGCCTCTACGAAAGCGAGTGGCTCGCAGGTAGCGCGGGTGCGATGACCCAGAGCAGGGGATGGAACTGGACTGCCCTCACCCGGGAGGCGGTGCCCGGTGGGATCTTCGAGGTCGAACTTGGGGCCGAGGGCGTCGATGTGAGCCTTCATCGCCAGAGACATTGGCCGCGGCCTGCCATCGAAGCGGCGCTCACCACTGCAGGCCTTCGAGTTTGTGCGGTGCTGGGGCAGCGCGAGAATGACGGCCGCGTCCTTCTGGGAAGCCGACCCGACGAAGTTAGGCACCACAAGATGGTCTTTGTCGCCGGGTCGGCACAAGAGGTCAGGAACCTTTCGTGATCGAACTCGCCGGAATTATCGCGGCAGCATTGCCGAGCGTCATCTGTGTCACCTCCCTCCGGACTCGCTTGGACTCTCAGTCCACTAATCGAGTCGGATGGAGCGACGCGGTAAATCAATCGCTAAAGTCTCAATACTCAAGGAACTGTGTATGAATAGGCCCGTGGACTCAAAAGTGAAACAGCGGAAAGCGGGGTGTGGGCGGGTTGCAGCGATGGCGCACCCGGTCCGGGCGGCGACTCTTCGCTACCTGCATTCGCACGGCACCGCTAATCCCCAGGAGGTTGCCGACGCGCTCGGCGAGGACGTGTCGAATGTCAGCTACCACATGAAACGCCTGGTTGAGTTGGACTGCGCAGAGTTGGTGAGCCTTGAGCCCGTGCGAGGGGCGGTGAAGCACATCTACCGGGCGGTTCAGGGCCACCTCGTAGAGACCGGTGATTGGGAGCACCTCCCGGACGGGGTGAAGCAAAGCAACGTTGTCGAATGCGGGGAGCTCGTCTTCGACGATTTCCGTACGGCCTTGAACGCCGGGACGATCGGCCGGCCGGATGATGAGACCTTTGCAGTGATCCACTATCCGATGCGCGGCCTGGACAGAGAGGGCCTCAAAGAAGTTGTCGAGATCGCCGAACGGGCATATCGCGCAGCCGAGGAAGTTCCAGAGCGTTGTCTCGAGCGAATGGAAAAAAGCGGCGAGGAGCCGATACGGGTCTCCTTCTCGCAGCTCGCGTTCGAGGTGCCGCACTTCTAACGACGCTGTCACTGGAGGTAATTCCAGCGCAGAAAAGTTGACATCCGTCGCTGACCTTCTACAGACTCCCGTTTGCTGCAGCGGTGTAGAGCAAACAGGGGAAAGGGAGGCAACGAGTGGTGCTCAATGGCGGGTCAGCCGATGGAAGCGAGGCCGAGTCGGAGCAGCGTGGCAATTTCTTGGCCGATAGTTGCTCGCCTCCCAACGATCTCGGCCTCGCTTCCATCGGCCTACCTCCACCCATTTCCCTGGCTGCATCAGCCCAGGCAGAACGCCAAGAGCTCGCCCTTGCCCTAGCGGCGAGTCGAAAGCTTAGGAATTCGAGACTGCTACCGCCGCACGCTAAGGATGCGGTTGAGGCTTTCGTAGATCTTCTAGCTCACTACGCACCTGAGAGATCGTTGACAGTAATACCGAACGCTGAGCCTTCAGCTCACCAAGTTGGTCGTCCGGTAGCTGCGCCACGGCAGCGCCTTCCCTAAGTAGCGAGCGCCAGTCGGCGACCTCAAACCAGTCAGCGCCGACTCCGAGGATCTCGCCTAAGGCAAGAGACAGGGGTCTGGATGGCTCGGCCTTGTCACCAGGTCGCCCTGGGCGTGAAGCCGCCTCTTGCCCGAACTTCCAGTCAGGTCCAGCGAGGATCCGATCGACCTCGGTCAGGGTGGTCGCGTTTAAGGCGACGGCGGCGTCGACCCGTCGTTTGTATTCGTCCTTACTTAAGGGCATTTGCGCAGGAATAGCAGGGAAATGCTCGACGTGACCCGGCAGATATCGACATGACTTGACAAATGTCGACAGAGCTTGCTACTTTGTCGATATGACTTCGACCAGATCGACGCCGCTTAGCCCCGAGGAGGTCGGACAGGAGATCCGAGAGCTGCGGATCAGCCGTGGTCTCAGCCCTGAGCAATTGGGTATGCGGGTGGGACTTTCAGGCCACACGATCCGCCGGGTCGAGGAAGGTAAGAACCGACCCACGGTTAGGACGAAGTTCCTCATCTCTCTTGAGTTCGGGCTGGAGGTGCGGGACCTATGGCCGGCATGAACCTCGCCAAGCTGCGGTTCGACGCAGGGCTGACGCCGGAGGAACTTGGAGACCTTTGCGGGATCTCCGGTCGCCAGGTGCGCCGGATCGAGGAGGGCACGACCCCTACTCCGCGGGTAGCCAAAAAACTCGCCGACCATTTCGGCCTGAAGCCGTCCGATATATGGCCGGTCGAGGCGAAAGCGAGCGCCGCATGATCTTCGGGGCTGGACGGTGGTGGCACTAGTGATCTACCTGACCCTCGGGACCTTCTTCGTCTTCGGCTTCCTCTCAGGAATGAGCGCCACCTTCTACATGCAATCGCGGGGGGAGATCTAAGTGTTCGCAGTTGAAGTCACCTTCGAGTTCGACCAGAACGGAGTGAGGTCTCGCTACGAGCGTAAAGAGACCCCGGAGGAGGCCGCCCAGTGCTTCGAAAGCGAGGCCGGTACCCCTCCCTGCGATCTCTCGCTGCTTGTTGAAGAACTTGCCCTGGGGAAGAAGCTCGAGGAGTTCGATGAAGAGACCGGCAAGCTGGTTGTCGCCTTTGAGCTCGTCGGGGCGGTGGTCTAGGTGGAGCCGCTGGTTGTCGAGCCGCACATGGTCGAGCGGGTGGTGCCGGGTTACTACGACCGGCTCAACCGCGAACGCCGCCCTGAGCGCCGCTGCGAAGAGCAGAAAGGTTGGACGGCGCGGCGCGGTTCTCTGCAGGTGTGGTCGATGAGTCGCGACCTCGCCGTTCAGATGCTCGGCTTCATGGAAGGCCACAAGCGAGCGGAGGCCGACCAGTCATGACCTCCAAGCTCAGCTACTCCGTCCTAGTGGCCTCGTTGATCGCGAGCGCCCTCTACATCCCCTTCCTCGCCATCCCAACGTTGGATTGGTACTGGTGGTTCGGTTTCGTGCTGTTTGCCATTCCGGTGGTGACCGTCCTTGCTCCGGTCATCTCCTACAAGTGGACGACGAGGCCGAGCCACCGGTACCCCGCTGCGCCTGCGCTCGACTATCGGGCTGAGATTGCAGTGAGGGACAAGACGCGCCGCGGTCCCGAACTCCGGAGGGCTGCCTGATGGCGACGGCAGTTAGGAGCAACGACCGCGAGCGGATGGCCGACGACCTCAAGGCACTGGGCCTCTACGCGACTGCGAACCTGGTCCGGGCGGGCAAGATCAGCCCGACTCACGGCGTCGAGCACGTGCGGCACTACGTCCTATCCGACGTGCTCGGGATGGCCCGGTCGCAGGAAGCGCACGAAAAGCAGTATCCGCCCATTCCGGGCACCTTCGGCGCCATCGCCCTCATCGGCATTCGCCAGCGCCTCGATCAACTTCAAGGCTTCCTAGGCGACTGGGCGGCCTACGACCTTCCGACTGCGGATCAAGAGGTCGCCTGATGGCCTGCGCTCTCCTTGCCTTCGCTGCCGGCGGCTTCGCCGTTGCACTTACCGACCTGCTGATTCAGGCCGGGCATCTCCGGCAGCGGAACTGGGGACCGCGATGAATCCCCGCGACTTCGACAACAAAAACGCGGCCCACGGCGCTGGCACGCCTGGCCGCTCAACCGAAGAGGAGATGCCCTCAATGGCTGCTGGAGAAAAGTTACCGATCAGCGAGATGATCAGGGAACGGGAGCGGGTCGACGCGATGGGGCGTCTGCTGTTCCCGGGGCTTCCCGATCCGGTCGAGCGCCTCGATGGGCACGTCGACCTTGACCCGGTGACCCGCGAGCGGATCGGGATGGGGGTCTCGCCCCTGGCGATCGCCGCCGAGCGTCTTGAGGAAGCCCGGATGTCCCTGCGCGAAGCGATGAAGTTCATCGACTGCACCGAGCACCGGGACCTGCACTTGCGGCTCGGGAACGAAGTCAACTCGCAGGACGATCTTCGGGCGGTCCTGATGGAGCGTTGCTCGTGAGCGGGCTGGCCACGAAAGCGAAGAACGCCACCGGGCTGGTCGACGCTCCAGCGCAGGCATCGACGCACAAGAGCCTCGCCGAGGCTCTGCTCGCCGCGCAGCTGGAGATGCCGGCGGTCGAGCCCGACAAGACCAACCCGCACTTCAAGAGCAAGTTCGTCTCTCTCGGCAACCTGCTTTCCAAGGTGCGCCCGGTATTGAACCAGCACGGCCTCGTGTTGATTCAAGCGCCGGCCACCGGCGAGGATGGCCAGTTCGTCTTGCGGACGATCATCATGCACCGCTCTGGCGAGAAGCTGGAGTTCGACGCGCCGCTGAAGCCGACCAAGGATGACCCGCAGGGGCAGGGCTCGGCGATCACCTACATGCGGCGCTACTCGGCTGCCTCCGCTTTCGCCATCGCCGACCAGGAAGATGACGACGGCAACGCAGCTACGCAGAGGCCGGCGCCCCAGGCCACTCCCCACGAGCGGAAAGCATCTGAACGGCCGATCACCGGTGAGCAGAAGGGGAAGGTCAACGCCCGTCTCGCGGCTGCCGGTCTCAGCGAGCAAGAGGCTTCGGCCGTACGCGTCTGGTATTGCGTCGAGCAGGGTGCCGATCACTTCGATCGGCTGCCGACCAAACAGGCGTCCTACCTGATCAACCAGCTGCGCGAGGACGGTTCAGGTGCCCGGGGAATTCTTGATGACCTCAAGGTGCAGGCGTCCAAGGGGCACGAAGTGGCGCAGAAGATCCTGGCGCGAATGGAGGGGACCGATGCCTGATCTTCCGGTCGCAGCCCTAAGCCATTCTTCAATGCGCGTCCTTTACCAGTGCGCGATGCGGTGGAAATTCCGCTACGTCGACCGACTCTACGAGCCGCCGACGGGGAAGATCATTCGCGGCTCCACCTTCGGCGCTGCCGAGGCTCAGTCGGATCACACCTGGATGGAGTCAGGCGAACCGCTGAATATCGACCAAGTTCTCGACGCCTACGCCGACGAGTGGTCAGCCCTCGATGAGGGCGAGGTCAACTGGCAGGACGATAAGCCGATCGCCATCCGCGAGTCCGGGGAGGCGTGCCTCCGCGCCTACCACGAGCTACTACTGCCCACGATGGCGCGGCCCGTAGCCGCCGAGCGTGAGGCTCGGGTGGACGTCTCCCACCCCGACGGCAGCGCCGTGGAGTTCGTGGCCTACCTCGATGTAGAGACCGATGACGACCGGGTCCGTGACCGGAAGGTCTCGGGCGCGAGTGAGTGGGCCAATGAGCGCTCGGCATGTACTAAAGCTGACCGTGACTGGCAGGCGACCGGTTACCTGGCGATCCGCCGGGCCGAGGGAATCCCTGCGACCGGCTTCGACTTCGAGGTCACCCGGCCTCTGAAAACGCCGAAAGCTGTGCGCGTCGCCACCGATCGCACTGACGAGGTACTAGACGATTTCCTCGCGCGCATTGTTGGGGCGGCGGATGAGATCGCGTGGCGCACCGCGACGGACACCTGGTCCTACGCGCCCGACGGCGCCTGGTGGTGCTCGAAGAAGTCCTGTGGTTACTGGAGTCAATGCCCCGGCGGCGGTTTGTACCGGCGTAAACGCGCCGAGGTTGTCCCTGACGATCTCGAAGCCGAACTGGCTAAGTCGCTAGAGGCGGTGAGCAGCTAGTGGCGGGGGAGATCGATCGCGCTCTTGCCCGCTACAGCGAGCGCATCGAGGCCGCCGCCCCGGACTTTGTCGATCTCCAGGGTGATGACGCCCTGCGGGCCGTGCGGATGAGCCTGTTGGGCTTCGATCTCGATTTCGAGGAAGTCGAGTCGTGGATTCGGAAGGGCCTCGTCGCGGCCACGATCGTCGGCGGGGCGCCGGTGGACTTCTTCGTCAGCGGATCGATCGGAGGACTCGCCATCGGCCTGCTCATCGCAGAGGAGCGCGAGAAGGCGGGGCAGACGTGATGCCCGAACTCACCCCCGAGCAGAAGGAAGCGCTCAAAGACGAGAAGCGCTCCGCCATCCACACCTTCCTGAAGGAGCAGAAGAAACCCGCCTCGCTGGGTGAGATCTCGCGGGGCATCGACCTCAGAGACCTCGCCAAGGTCAGCTACCACCTGAACAAGCTGGCGGAAGTCGACGTAGTGGAGATGGTGCCGGGGACTCGTAGGTACCGGCTGGTGGGGGGCGAGTAGGTGGGGGGCACGATTCACAACGCCGAACGGCACTGGACCTACAACACGAAGGTCTCCCTTTATGTCATTGATTGCGGGGTATGCGGAATTACCTTTGGGCTGCCTGAGCGGCTGAACGACCACGCACTGGCGCACCCCGCCAACGCGCCGGGGACCGTCTACTTCTATTGCCCCGCTGGTCACCAACTCCGCTACAACGGCGAGTCTCGCGAGCAGGAACTTGAGCGCAGTCTTGAGGCCAGTCGGAACCGCGCCGCTCGTCTGACGGCCGATCTCGACCAAACGGAGGCCAGCCGCAAAGCGCAGAAAGCAGCCGCCACCCGAGCCCGGAACGAACGAGACCGAATCCTCCAGCGCATCAAAGGCGGCGTCTGCCCCTGCTGCAACCGGAGCTTTAAGAACGTCCGTCGCCACATGGCCTCCCAACACCCGGACTATGCGATTCCGGAGGGTGAGCATTGAATCCCCGACCACACACGATCGCCGGAGTCGGCGCTGGTAGGGGGGAAGACACCCGAAAGGAATGCCTTCTTAAGACCCCCGCCTGTGGAGCCAGCGTCGACTCGGGCGATGACCGAAAACAGCGATCCGAGAGGAGCATGTATGCCTGAGCAAGCCGCCGCCGCGGCGCAACCCGAGCGGGAGAACGCCGAGGAGGCGCCGCCCGTCAAGCAGTTCAACGTCTTCCTGCAGGAGCACCGAGGGGCAGGACTTCACAACGAACTCAGTGAGGGTTTGGCTGAGTTGACCGCCGCCGTCTTGCAGCAACAGAAGAAGGGCAGCCTCACCGTCACCGTGAACGTCGCGCCCGCCGAGGGTGCCGCCGTTGCCGTCGTCGTCACCGACGAGGTGAAGGTCAAGGCACCGAGGGCCGCTACGCCGCCGTCGCTCTTCTTCTCAGATGACCACGGGAATCTCTCGCGCCGCGACCCGCGTCAAACCTCGATGCCGCTTCACGACGCGAGCAAGAGCTAGCCCGCTCCGTCCAAACCACCACCGAAAGGAATCAACCTCAAAATGGACCCCACCCTTCCCCCGCAGGAAAGCAACGCTGCGGCCGTGATCGATGTCGCCAAGGAGGCGGCGCAGAACACGATGACCTTGAAAGAGGTCAACCCGACGACCGACTACGTGGTCGTCGATCGCGATGGCGCCGCTCGCATCCTCGATCTATCCAGCCTGCTCGACAAACCCAAGCGACCCGAAGGCACCTATAAGCCGGCCACCCTCCTCGCTCTCATCGACTACGTCGAAAAGCATGAGCAGGGCGACCACACCACGTTGTGGGTTCATCCCACCAGCGGCAACGTCGTGGCGATCCTCGATGATCACTCCGCCAAATGGACCGCATGGCGGAAGCACCGGGCAGAGCTGAAGCTCCTCGTTACCGAGGAGTGGCAGTTCTGGACTCGCCACGACGGCAACTACATGTCGCAGCAGGAATTCGCCGAGCTGCTGCAGGAGGGCCTGCCGGATATCGCAAAACCGGACGGGGCGGACCTTCTGGAGACCTGCTCCACGATCCAAGCGACCACCAACGCCACCTTCCGTTCGGGTTTCCGCCTCGACAACGGCGAGGTCAAGATGCAGTACGACGAGGAGATCGACGGCAAAGCCGGCAAGCACGGCGAACTGTCCATCCCTGAGGAATTCCTCCTGAGCCTCGCCCCGTTCGTCGGCAACGAGAAGGTCGTCGTCGCGGCCCATCTCCGGTACCGGATCCGAGGTGGCAACCTCTCGGTCGGCTACAAGCTCCAGCAGCCCGACCGCGTGGTCCAGGCCGCGCTCGAGGAGATCGCCGACAAGCTGGCTAAGAAGTTCAGCCGCGTCTACCGGGGCACGCCTGCGTGACCACCTCGCAGCACACCACCCCGGGGGCCGACCGGTCCCCGGGTAGCGCCGACGCCGTCCCGACCTGCGGATGGTGCGGCAGTGAACTGGTCGGCAAGCGCCGCCACGCCGAGTACTGCGACTCATCCTGTAGGGGGAAAGCGACCCACTGGAGGCAGAGCCGGTCCGGCGGGAATGAGAAAACGCTAGGAAGCGCTAGCCCCCCGCCCATACAGGCCATCCGTGACGAGCAGGAGACCGCCAAGGCGCACTGGTCGATGATCGTCCGCGAGGGCATCATCGAAGTACTGAAGGCGACCGGCGCCTACCACGCCGACGACCTTGATCACCTCGGCATCCCAGACGAGCATCGGAACATCATCGGCTCGCAGACCGCGAAGCTCGTCAACCAGAAGTGGATAGAGGAAGCGGGTCGGCGGAAGTCAATCCTCCCCAGCCGCAACGGAGCGAAGTCGGGGATCTACAAGCTCACCGATCTCGGGAAGTCCCGGATCGCCGGAGTGGGGGGAGGTGTCTCAGGCGGTTCTCCCGTTTCGTTCGACTGTTGCGGCGAGTCATCCGTTGGAGCCTCCCCCCATTCGGGCGAAGCCGGGTTGACTGGTCCCGGTAGCGGTGCTGGTGTGGCGAAATCGCAAGATGGGCCGGGCTCCCATGACGGCCTTCCTGACACCAGCACCGCTTCGCCCGACAAGCAACTCGCCGGAGTGAGCGCCGGTCGTCCTACCCCGCAAGGGATGGAAGGTCTGGAGGAGACTCAAAAGCAGGCCGGCGCTCATTCGGGCGAGTCTCTTTCACTGCTCCCTGAGCCTGATCCTGAGAGCTGGGCTGCGTAGATGGGCTACGAGTTCCGAACGGTCTCGGCTGACTGGCTCAAAGAGACGGGGCGCCTGCACCCGGGGCGCCTCGAAGCTCTGTTGTTTCCCGAAGAGATATGGGCAGAGCCTGAGCGGCTGTACAAATGCGGCGAAGATCCGTTCGTCTGCGGCGGTGGGGACCGCTGCGGCACGATCGCAGTACCGAACTACCGTCATCACGTACACCGTGAGTGCGACGATCACGAGCTCATTTGGGACGCCTGTTCGAGCGCTGGCGCTCTTGTGTTCCTGGCCGTGCCGGGGCACCATTGGAGCGCTGGTCCCAGTGGTCCTGGTTGGGTAGAGAGAGTCGCTCGAACCCTCGGAGATCCCGCCCGAGTGCACGCCGTGAGCGCAGAGATCAATTGGCTGTGGCTTCGGGGGTTTCTGGTGTTCCACGATGCGAAGGCGGCGCCGAAGCGGAGTCCGCGACGCAAGAAACCAATCCCCGGAAAGCTGCGCTGGGAGGTCTTCAAGCGGGACGACTTCCGTTGTCGACACTGCGGCACCCGAGACGACCTAGCCGCCGACCACATCCACCCGGAGTCAATGGGCGGGCCGACGACGCTGGGGAACCTTCAGACGCTTTGCCGCCCCTGTAACAGCCGTAAGGGAGCCAGAGTCACGGTCGGAGTGGGGGGATGACGTGGGCGAAATTCGACGACAGCTTCCACTCGCACCCGAAAGTGCGCGGCGCCTGGTACCGCTGCCCCGCTTCGATCGGACTGCATCTCTTCGGCGTCACCTATGCCGCGGATCACGAAACGGACGGGGTGGTGCCGTCCTGGTTTGTGGCCGGCTTCTTCCAGAAGCCGCGAGAGCTAGAGGCTGCCGTGTCGACGCTCACCGAGCTTGGCATGTGGGAACGGAAGGCCGACGACTTTGTGATTCACGACTTCCTGGAGTACCACCCGTCGAAGTCCGCGCTGAAGAAGAAGCGCGACGCCGACGCGAAGCGAAAGCGCGAAGAGCGCGAAGCCGAAGCAAAGGCGGTCGCCTGATGTCCGAGAAGTGTCCGCTCGGACAGAAACCGGACAGTGAAAAGACGGCGTTCGGATCTTGCATGGACGCCGTTCGGACCCTAGACCCGACCCGACCCGACCCGACCCAGAACCGTCCCGAAGAAGGGGGAGGGCTGTCGCATTCTACGGATTCAGATAAGTACAGCCCTGACCCTTTCCCGGCGCAACGAGAGATCTGGCACCACCTGACCGCTGGCCTGCGGATGCTGCCGCCGAACGATCACGGCCGGGACTGGCCCAATCCGGACCGGCGGACGCTCGCCCGGCTACTCGACGAGTTCGACGCCGACCTCTGCATCCGCGCTGCCCGCGAAGCCCGCGAGATCGTCGGCTCCCAAGACCGCGCCCCGAATATCACCGGGCTCTTCGAGAAGAAGCTGCGGGAGCTGGCAGGAGTTCGGTCGACGGTTCGCCGAGAGCTGGAGTTCGTCTCGGCTGGGGGTGAGGGCTAGTGGGCTCACCGGCAAAGGAGCGCTACTGGCTGGACGGGCCCAAGCTCGTGGACTGGCTGACCGACCGGGGCCGCAGGCTCAGCAAGGACCACATCACCGAAACCGGCGCCCGCCGTATCCGCGACTGGCGGGCCGGCGGCAAAGCCTCGGTCTTCAGCGCCGACGTGGTCCTGGTCCGCCTCGGCATCCACCTGCACGAGCTCCCCGACGAGCTGTACCTGGCGACTGACGCCAAGGCCACCAGCCCATACCCAGCAGAGGTACGGGAAGAGGCGGTCCGGCGTGTCCTCTCAGAGGGCGAGTCGATCAACAGGGTCGCCCGCTC